AGTGATAGTTAGCTGAACACGAAAAAAGCGTTAAAATCAAAAATAAACTAAATAATCGCATATTCTGTTTTTACATCGAAACACGGACACGCTTTGTTTGCAAATTCGTTGTGACCGTGAATCGTCATATCCTTATTGTATTTATACATTAGTTCCTGTATTAATTCAATCAAGCTATCTTTTTGTTGTTTAGTTCTTGTGTCTTTAGGGTGCTTCATATCTTTAGTCATTCCGCCTACATAACAAACACCAATTGAATCACTATTTTGATAAGCGCAATGTGCGCCTTTTTTTTCTACAGGTCTACCACGTTCAATAAAGCCATCTAAATGTATTAAGTAGTGATAGCCGATATCGTTAAAACCTCGTGCTAGATGCCACCTTCTAACATCTTCTACATCGTGATGCCTTCCTTCGGGTGTAGCAGTACAATGAACAATGATCTTACTTATTTTTCTCATTAATATTTTTAAAGTCTTGCGTTACTTCTTTTGCTCTTGCAAATAAGTTTTTAAGTGAAGCCCACAAGTCAATACCTTTTACGGCTTTGTAATTTTCGTTTATAGAAATAACTTCTACAGAAACAAGAACCAAAGCAAGTATTTTAGTAGTCAATAACTCAACACTAAAGAAAGTCATTACTATGTCATTCAATAAGTAAAAGTCCATTAAATAAAATAGCATAACAGTAGCTTCGTATAAAAGCACTTTAGAAATTATTGCCGATAATTTTCGGCTCGTAACAGGTGTTTTTGTTTTTTTGGCTTTCCAAATTCCTGTAATCGTATCGAACACAATACAAAAAAAGATTAAAATTAATATGCCATAAATAGGCAAAAAGAAGCTGCTGACAATAGCTAATAGTTCCATTGAATATAGTTTAGTTTTAGTAATCAGCAAAAGTAACTGTTCTTTCATTGTTCAAGTTGTTCTACAAGCATATAAGTTAGATAAATTACAAAAAATATCGCAAACGCCTGTAAGTGTAATTGTGTACTAAACAACATTGTTATAGCAGCAAAGTAGCCACTAATAAAATATAATACTGCAAGTACGTTTGTATGTCTCATTATTCTATTTCTATTGGTTCGCTCCAAGCTTCTGTAGCCATTAATTGAATTGCCTCTGAATGTGTTAATATTTTTACTGGAATAACAGATAAGTCAGTTATAAAAGTTGGCGTTGTATTCCACTTTAAAACAAACTGCGATTTGTCTAAAGATTTTCTAATCGTGTTTTTGTTGGTTTCGCCTACTTGTGTAAAGTCAATGTTTGGCAAATCTGCTATGTTAATTATTCCGTATGTTTCTGCTACTTTTTTCATTTTGTATATTATTAAGTTGGTATATCATCACTGAAAGTTGCATCGTTTTGGATTGTGGCATTTGCACTTCCTACACTATCTGAAATTGCCGTGCCACTCCCTTCCTCAAATCTCCACCAATTTGTGGGAGGCGTTGAAAATGCATTTAAATTGGTAGGCGCTCCGGAATTATACAATGCCGTTGCATCTGAAGAAGTCAATGTAGTTCCAGACCAAATAGCAAGTTCGTCCATTTTACCGTCATAAGGATTAAACGCTGCGTTTGCTTCTTCGCCTATGTGCAATCTATCGGTTGCAGTATAAAAACTGCCTAATGTTCCCATAGCACTTAAGGTTGTTCTGTCTACACCATTAATGTAGACTTTACCCTCGTTTCCTGCTGACAATGCTAAATCTATTGTAACAAGAATATGATTCCAACTACCGTATGTAATATGACTAATTGCACCTGTCACTTTTTGTGAAGTTCGGCTTTGTACAAAAAATGTAACAGAATTACTCTCATACAATACTAAACCAAATTGTCCGTTATTTCCACTGGAATTTCTTGGATTGCTTAATACATATTCAAGTTTGGGAGCTCCACTATCAGGTTTTAACCATATTGAAAAACTTGCTTTTGTTTGACCATCTAAAACGCTATAAGTGGCATCTGTTTTTACAAAAGCGTCAATGCCATCGTATATCAGAGATTTTGTATTTTCAAAAGGCGTTGCCGTTCCTAAGCTTGTGTCGCCACTTTCGCTTGAATCATATATTTTACCCCAGTTATTTGTAGCTGTAGTTTTACCTTTTCCCCAATCAATTGTGTTGTTTACTGCTCCTTGCCCCCATCCGTTTGTTACTGCCATTTTAATTCGTTTTTTTGTTGTTTATGGTACATCAGTTACTATGTCACCACTTGTCATATTAGTCATCGTTCCGTTGTTTGAGCCACTACCATTGTCAGTCAAAGTAGGAAAAGTATCGCCATCTCCGTTTCTCCACCAGCTTACTGGCGACAAACTCGTTAAATCGGCTGGACTTCCGCTATTGTAAATGCTTGTCACATTACTTGCAGAAAGTTCTGAATTAAATACTGCTACCTCGTCTAATAATCCGTTGTAGTGAAATGTTGTGGAATGTCTGCCTAACTGCCAATTATTTGTAGTTGTTCTTATTCCGCTATTGTTTAAAGTGCCTTGCTGTGTTAACACACCGTCATAATATACCTTTAATCCATTTGTTGTAGTTAAACCATCAGTTGTAAAAGCTAAATGATGCCAATTGCCGTCATTATATCCACTTGAATTTATATCTACGTTTTTAACACCACCAGAACCATCAAAAACTTGACATCTAATTCTTGTAGTTGGTGAATAAAGCTGCGCCATAAATTTTAACGCATTACTTGTTATCGCCATTGTGCTAGATGTGTCTGTTGTTTTAAACCAAGCAGAAAAACTGAATGCACTAGCAAAATCTATATTTGAATTATTATTTATAACTACAAGATCATCTACACCGTCAAAGACCAAGCTTTTAGTATTGCTAAAACTCGGTGCTGCTGCACTTGCGCTTGATGCTAATATTCCGTGTGTTGCTATCTGCATTATGTTGTTAAATCTCCTGTTATATACCACTCATCACTATTAATCTTAATCAAGCTACCCACACTGTATTGTGCCGTTGTTTTTAATTTACCTCCAGCAGCGTTTACTGTTACGCCACCAGCACCAGCAAACGTCACTTGACCAGCACCGTGCTGACTAAACAATATTTGTGTTCCAGTAGAAAAAGCAACTGACGCATTTGTTGGTATAGTAACTGCTATTGCACTTCCATTATCAAATTGAATAAACTTATGTGCATCTGCTAAAGTTAAAGTATGTGATGTAAGCGAAACAGTTCTATTTGTAACTAAATTAGCAGCCGTTATAATTTCTTCTCCTGTAACATGCTTACTGTCAAAAGAGCCACCAGAAACCTCTGCTATTGCAATTCTATCTGTAGTTGCTAAATTAGCACTCTTTGCTGTTAGCGCACTTATCTTTATGTCTGCCATCTTCTATTTTGTTTAAAAACTTTTGTAAACGAATTATGTTTCGTTTTTTTATAGTATACTTTCTTTTCTTCATATACACCAACCTGTAAAATTTGTACTGTCGTTCGGAAACATATCCTCGCCTTCGTTTGCGTTGTACTCTGGAAACAATGCACTATTGTTAATTATATAATCAACAAATCTTTCTTTGTAGTGCATAGCCGTTTGTCGTTGTTTCTCGATCATAAAATCTACTTCTTCTTTACTTACTGTTTCGCTATTTTCTGCTCCGTGTTTATACACACCCTTATTTGCCACTGTGTAAGCTGCGTAAGGCAAGTATTCGACCATTGCGAAGTGTATCAAGCACGGCTTAATATAAGTTGTTAAAAGCGATAAATACGGATTTGCTAAAGTACCAGCAATTATGTCCGCTTGTATCTTTTCGAGTAGCTTTGTTCCAAGCATAGATTGTATATGAATATCTTGTGCTATAAGAACAAACTGTATGAATTTATCTACGTCCACGTTTCCGTTTACGTTTGTAAACCGTACTATATCGTCACGAGTAATTAATAATGCAGTTGCCATATTATACGTCTTTTGGTAAGTTAGGGTTATTAGGTGAATATCCTTTTAAAGGCATATCCTTTGGCATCATACTAACTTGTGGTTCGTTGGTTACTCTATAACCATATTTACGAGCTTTGTTAGTGCTTATTTGTGAACTATCTGCTGCACCTATTGAAGCCGATTTTCTAAAGCTTACATAGGTTCGGCGCTGCCATTTATGATTACATCGGGGGCCTCCTTTATAAAGCCAAATCGAATAAGTATCAGAACCACCTTCGCCAAAACCTTTGTTTACTACTTGCGAAGATAATCGTATAATGTCTTCTTTACGATATACTTTACTTGCTCTCATCATTGCTCTACAAAATGGACGTTCTGGTTTTGGATTGCCTGTGTATTGATAACGTACTTTAAAATACAAACCGTCTACTTGTTTATCTTGCTCACTTGCTTGATTTGGGGAAGCACTACCTGTTCTAACCAAATTAACTATTTTAGAAAGTGTTGATTGTTTAGGTTTTAGTTCTTCTTCCCACTCTTTAACTTGTGCATCAAAGTCATCTTCTAAATCGTAATTTACTTCTCGAACATCTATTAATTCAAAACCTTCTTGTTCTGGGTCTTCGCCTTTAGATATAAAGTCTTGTAAAAACTTATTATCTTCGCTTAATTCTAAACCTGTTTCTTCTTCGAGTTGTTCTTCGTCCATCATACCACTCAAATCAGTAAATTCTAATGGCTTTAATGTTTTAAAGTACAAGTTTAAAGCTATGCCGTTGTAAGCAAGTATTTCATCAAATGCATCTAATAGAAGTTCTTGCATCGGTCTAATAACCATATTATCGAAAAGAATAAAACTATCTTTCAACTCGTCTGCATTTGAACTAAAACCATTACTACTTGCAATTCCAAATAATAAAGGCGAAGTAACATTGTTACCAAGCATTATTTTTCTTAAACATTCTTCTGCAAGTGTTGCGTATAAATCCGGTGCGTCATTTACTGGCATCGCATCAACCGTTGTTTTGCTTTCTGCGTTGTTGTTAAAACTAACAATAACCTTTTCGCCGTTTGTTCCTGTAAGTTGGTTTAGAACTTTGCTTTTTATTAGTCGTTGCTGTTCGTCACTTGGCTGTCCGTTGTTGAAGTTTATAACTGATCTTGAACTAAAGCCGTTGTTTACTTCGTTTATTAAGTATTCGCTTATTGATTCTTCAAGTGTGCAATAAGGTAAACAACCAATATAATCTGGTAGTGCATAGTACTTTAAACCAACGGAATACGGCTTTACAAAATAAATTTCAATCGGTTCTTTTGAACAACCAAAAGCTGGTATTCTTTGTGGTTTATAGTTTTTAGTGTCTGTCCAATCGTCACTATAATAGTAAGCTTCGACTTTGCCTTCTTCGTTGCATTTCTCGGCACGTAAAAGTTGTACTGGTATGTGTTCAACTTGCGCTATTTTCTTTCTGTCTTTCGTGTATATGACTTGCATAGCACATTGTCCTAATAACTTTAAGTCGCTTACAAGGTGTCTTGTACATTTCTTACTAAACAAAGCCATCATAGCAGCGTATTCGTTTGGCTTTCTCGAAGCGTCTGAAGCACTCAAACCTTTTCCGTATACTAATCGGTTAGTGTTGTTTATAATAGCGTTCTGTGTCGTGCTATTTGTGTAGCATTGTATCAAAAACGAATAATAATCGTTTGATTCTCCGAATTCTACCCAGTCTTCACGTTTACTCTCCGTTATAGTTGGTTGCTCGTAGGCAGCTAATTCTAATATGTGTATGTCCTTACTCATAAATAATAAATTCGTTATTCGATGCTTGACTTGTGTATTGTCCGCTGTTGACTGAATAGGTTGCTACAGGTTGGTCGGTGCAAAATACTCTGTCTTTATGAACTACCGTGCTACCGTTTTTTAATTCAAGTTTATAGAAGTGTCCTTCTTTTAACGAAAACACGGCGCTAATTGTATCGAAATAATCGCCGTTCGTACTTGCTTGGATTGTAACGGCTACGGTTGTGTTTAGTTGTTCGTCTGTTAAATTTAAAGTATCGTATGTTTGGCTTCTTGGTATGAAACTAAACGTCTGTTGTACTCCGCTTGTAGTTAAGATAATCATTATACTATAATAACTTTTTTTTCAATTTTTTGTTTTTATTTCGTGTTTTTGAAGCATAAAAAAAGGCACTCCGAAAAGTGCCTAATCACATTATGAAAGGAAAAGAAAAACCTTACGTTGTTACGATTGTTGCGTCTTCACCAGCACCTGTTGCAAAAGCAGTCTTTAATTGTGCTTCTGTAGATGCATCAATGAAATTCGGCGGACTGACTTCTCTAGATACAAATTGCAATTTATAACCTGAAAAATCTCCTAAGGCAGCCCCGCTGCTAACTTCCCCCGATTCTGCATCGGCTCCCTGAGCCAATCCCATTAGGAAGAAATCATCGGTCATAGTTTGCACAATTATTCTTGGCCTACCGTAAGCAAGTAGTTTAATATTCTTGTGCATAGCTTGGTCTAATTTCTTTAAAGAAATAGCTAATGTACTTTCGAAAAATGTCGTTCCATTGTCACGAGACGTCTGAATCTGTGTCGTAAACGAATTTTCATTTGACTTAAGTTCGTATTTAAACAAAGACAAAATTGCGGCTGGTTGCCAAGTGTCAATAGTATCTGTGTTTGTTGTATCGTAAGTAATATTGTCTGTGTCAAGATCATCGAAGTTTGCAAAGTAAATGGCTTTTAACCCACTTACTGAATCTTTGCACTCTTCTACACGACCATTTGTTATATCACAACTCATTTTGTTAAAAGTTTTTATGAATAAAAAAGGGTAGGCACTTTTACCTACCCTTTCTTAATTCTGGTTAATATTAAGCGTAGATAACTACGTCTGAATTAATACCCATTTGTACGGCTGCCGTAAATCTCATAATGATTCTTACGTTTTGGCTACCGTCAAGTTCTGCCATATCCAATACTCTTACTTCGTTGTGGTCTGAAAGAAGTCCTGTTCCGAAGAATAAGTTAGATTTTTGCGCTGCCATCATTGAGTGTGCAGGAAGACCTTGTGCAACTACTACAGGTACACCGTCAAAAGATAATGCACCGTTGTTAAACCAAGTAGTTCCTTGATTGTTAACACCGTTTGCACCAAGTCCGTTAGCACCGAATCCTCCGAGAGAACGGATGTAAGCTCTTGCTACGTTGGGAGCAACATAAATAAATAAGTCCTCTTTCCCATAAACTGCGCTTGGGATAGCATCAACTACTTTGCCCATTTCGTCAATCACGTTAGCAGCAGTGATAGTTGTTCCTGATACGGCAACGCATCCAGAACCACCAGCAGTTGCTAAGTAATAAAATCCGTCAAATTCACCTGCGTTTGCAGTTTGACCAGACCAGATATTAGTTTCCATTTTTGCAGCTACTTTAGCAGCAGTATATCCGATAACGAAATCAGATAGTGAAGGTGCCAAATTGTCAAATGCAGAAAAGCCCATTTGCTCCGCTTCCCACGAACTCAACAGGTCTTTCTTGCAAATGTCATAATTTACTTGAAACTCCTCCGGTTCGATAATTTTCTCTGCCAAAGTTAAAGTTCCTGATGCGCTATAGTCACACGTTGCGTTTGCAACTATGTCACCTAAAGCACCTGTTTGAAGTACTTGTTTGTACTTTACGTTTGGTAATACGGTTACCAGTCCGTTTTCTAATGTACTACCAGAAAGTAAAGCCGCAGAAATATATTTTCCAGCAAACTCCCCAGCGTACGTTGATGTCAATGATACTGCCATTGTTTTTGTTTTTTATTTATTAATAATTTATTTACTTAATTTTTCCATTACACGATCTAAAGTTGTTTTTTGACGGTTTGCACTATATTGTATGTGATTCGTCTTTTTCTTGTTCTCTGGATTGTGTGTAATAGGTTTTGCAGCTGGTTCTTCTATTGTTTCTTCTGCTGCTAATTCTACTTCTTCTTTTTCTTCTTCTGTAGTTTCTACTTCTTCGTTCGTGTTTTCGTCTGTAGATACTTTTGAAAGTAATTCAATTTCTGCTTTAAGTTCTTCGTTTTCTTTTTTCAAAGCTTCTATTTCACTGAAGAAAGTTTCTTTTACGATTGATTCAACAGTCTTTTTAACTGGCTTAACTTCTTCAGACGCTTCTACTTCTTCTTCGTACATTTCTTCTTCTTCTTTTTTAGCGTCTTCTTCAATCACTTCTTCTTCTTCTTTTTCTTCGGCTTTTATTTCGTCAATAATACCTTCTTCTTTTACGATTAACATTTCGCCTGATTGCATTTTGTATTCCCCTACAGGCAACGCAATTTTTTGCTCGTCTTCTGTCACGATCATAATTTGTTCGCCTTTTTCAAACGATTCTGCTTCTACTGTTGTTGTGCTATCGTCCAACTTTCTTGTTTCAAGTTTCACTTCCATTCCAAGAAGTTCTCTTACTTTGTTTAGTATTGAATTATCTTTCATTTTTTTATTTATTAGTCTTTCTATAATAACTTTATATTAAATTGTTTGTTTCATTTTTGGTTTAAACCTTGCCTATTCCTTGTGCTCTAAGTGTGCCGTCACAACACTTTGGACTATATGTATTGTCTTTACATAAACAACCTCTTTTACCACCTTTTGGACTTGATTTGCCTTGTGTTTCTTTGGTTCGTTTTTTTCTCATTTCTTAGAACTTTTTGGGTGTTTAGCTGGAAGCAAATCATAATCAGTTGTATATTTTGCATTTTGTGGTCTTCCGTTTTTTAGTAAATACAAAAAAGCGTTTACTCTTGCCATTGCCCATTGTTTTGCGCTTTTAACGGTTGGTGAATGACTTGTATTGTACGCACCTAAACCCCTTTGAAAAACACTTTTTAAAGCGCCTACATTTGCACCATAACCAAGTTTATCTTTGTATCTTTCGTTAAATTCATTACTCTTTTTTCGTAAACTTTCTTCGTCTGCTTTGCTTACAACTGCACCTCTACTTGTACCAGCATCGCCTTTAGCACTTCCCTTGCCCTTTGGTTTTGGGTTTGGTGTGTCGCTTTTAGGTGCTTTTTTGCTTCGCTTTACACCACCTCTTGGTCCTACTTCTGCGTATTTACTTTTTTTTTTAACGCACTTGCCGTTCTTCTTTTCGTAGCCCTTTGGACATTTACCGTAAAGATCTAAATTGTGTGTTTCGCCAACCATAAACCAAGTCTTACCTTCGTATTCGTGTTCGTGTATGCCATCAACGCCTACATCTTTAGCTGCTTTTTCTGCCATAGCTTTAGAAGAATAGGCAAGTCGGTCATCTATAATTGCAAAATTGTCATCGATTAACATACTTGCCAAGTCCTCTCTCTCTATTTGTTTTAGCTTAGATTCTGCCCAAGTCTTTGCTGATTTGCCACCCCATAGTAAATAACTAATATAACCGCAAGATTCTTTGTCTCCAGCATCGTAATAAGTTTCTGCTCTACTTAAAAAACTAAACATTCTTTTTACCGTGCTTTCGCTTACAGGTTCGCCATTAGCTAATTGCTGCGCACGTACTTTGCCTACTTGTGTAGCACATTTGTTGCCTACTGCTTTGTTTAGTTCTATGCCTCGTTTTGCGTTGTTTCTTACGCTTTCCGGATAGTCGCTATAACTTTCTAATTCTTGTTTTTGTAGAAGTTCTTTTAGTTCTTCAACAAGCATTTTCTTTTCAAAGTCTTCAAAGCTTTCTTCTTTGGTCATATCGTATTTATCTGCAAAATACCCTTCGATACTGAAACCCTGTATAGTGCCGTCTTTTGCTTTGTTGTATAGTTCTTGATCGTCAATTTTCATACTAATCATCCACGTGCCTTCAGGTACGTTTAAGCCGTAGTGTGCGCTTTTATCTTTTTTCGTGTTTTCGACAATCCAACTCTCGACTATTGTAGTGCCTTTTATTGGTTGTTTATGTTCGTAGGTTGCGTTTTTGTGGTTTGAACGCTTAAAGAATAATTCTGAAGCTTTGCGAACTGTGTCTTTACTGAAGTAGATGTAGTATTCATCATTCGTCTTTTCTGACCGTCTGTAAATCTGACGATTCGGCACTAAAGCAGCACCCATAAGAATACGCTTTTCTTTGTCTACTTCTTTGAGTAGTATTTGTTGTTTGTTTAGTGCTATCCAGTTTTCTTCAGTGGCTGGTGTGGACACAAGCGACACGGCTTCGATGCCGCTATTTTCATCTGTTTCGTCTATAATTAATTCTACTATCCTCATATTATAATAACTTTTATTTGTTTATAGTGTTGCATTTTCTACTCTGTTTCTATCTAAAGCTTGGCTCGTTGTTACTTCTCCACTTACTACAAAAGCTTGAACAGGTGCTTGTTGTAATTGTGCTAATTGGTTTATTCCACTATCGCCAACTACATTAAAACTTGGTGCTTGTGCTTCGCCACTTATATTTACGCTTGGTGTATCTCCAGTACTTCCACCTTCAAATGTTTGACTTGCAATAGACGCCACTTGTGCTGCACCAGCTACACCAATAGCTACAGCGTTTGCAATTCTTAAACTTTGTGTAGGCGTGAAATCAGTTGTTTCCGCAAACACCTTTGTTATCGCTTGTGCCGTGTTTATGGTTGCTTGTGCAATACCAACGGCTTTCTGAACATTAAACGCCCTTTTTGCTTGTTTTTCACTTCCTTTACTAAATAATTCAGCTATATCGCTTATTGCTGTTAGTGATTGTGTAGCTACGTCTATTCTATATTGTGCTAATTTCTTAGCGTCTTCTCTTGCTTTAGCATCTAAAGCTTTTTGTCTTTCTCTGGCTTCTTCTGCGTTTTTAGCTATTTGTTCGTTTTTCTCTTTGTCAATATCTACTTCTGTCGCTGCTTGTATTTGTAGCCGTTCAATTTTGCCATCAAACTCTATTTTTTCTTCTTCTTTTTCTTTTGATGCGTTTGCTTCTCGTTGTTCTCTAAGTATATTATTAAATACAATTTGTGCTTTTATTCTTTCTTGTTGAGCTTTTTTAAACAATCCAAAATTCATTACCCCACCTCGTCTTTGTATTTCTTCATTTTCTTTTGCTTCATCTAGTAATTCTTTTGCTCTTTGTTTTCTTAGTCGTATTGTGTTTTTACCTTCACTCTCTAATAAAGCGATATTCAAATCAAATTCCTCTTGCTTTAGCCGCCTCATTAATTCAATGCGTTTTTTCTCTGCAATAAACGATCTTCTTCTTTCTGCATCTAAAGCTTTGTTTCGCTTTATTGTTTCTTGTATTCTTTTCTTTTCTTCTTCTGCTCTTTTCTTTTCGTTTTTTGCTAATTCCTCAGCTTCAAAATCCGTTAAGCCAATGAAGTCACTAAACTGTTTTAACTTGTCTATTGCTGGATCAAGAACGCTTGTGAACTTTGCTAGTGCTGCTATTGCTGCTGCTATAGCCGTTGCAATCAATAAAAACGGATTCAAATTCATTACAAAATTTAACGCTGCTTGTGCTTTTGTTGCTATTCCTGTTGCGCCCCCAAGTTCTTTGTATGCCACGCCTAAACCTTGTACACCTTGTTGAATTGCCAAAGCTGCTTGAACTTTAACAAGTGTTTTTTCTAATGCTTCATTTTCGCTGCCAAATAAAGCCATAGCACCCTGCGTAGCCGCAAACCCACTTGTTGCACCTGTTAAAGCACTCCCAAGTTTTTGGCTCATTGTCTGTGCTGCACCATCAACGGCTAAATCCGTTTGAATTTGTACCTTTCTATATTCACCTACTTTTGTTAATAGTTCTTGATATTCTTTTGAAGTAGTGTCACCAGCAAGTGCTAACTCATAAAGACGATCCTCCGCCTCTCCGAGTCTGGTTGTTAGTGGTTCAACACCTTTAAATACATCTTCAAATTTTGCATCAAGATTTTCAGCACTGTCAGCAGCTTTTTTTACTCCTGTTGATAATGTTTCAAATTGCTTTGCAGCTTCATCAGCGTTCGTGTTTATGTCTATGTCTATAGTTCTTTTTTGAGCCATTGGATATGTTCTTTATTTTTAGTCTTTAATATCTGCATTCTTTTCTTCTGCTTGTATATTCCTTTTATCCCTTTCTCATAATTATATAAGCCCTTTGCTATTTGTACATCGTGACTGCCTTCGTAAAATTCGTCTATTTGTAGTAAATCTATTATGTGTTTTAACATTACCCTTCTTGTTGTATAAATATTTGATTCGCTGCCGTTGTGCCGTCAGAGAACGTGTAAGTAACTAATAAGATAATTACCGTGTCGTTTGCACCTTCAGTTCGTAGTTGTTTAGTTGCAATGCTTCCAGCGTTCTCGTCCGTTATGTTATCTGTTCCGTCTTCCGTTACGATTAAGTCAGTAGCGGTGTTCACAGGTAAACATACTTCCACTCTCCTTTCTTGCGTTATTGTACTTGGTGATATTGTCACACCAGCAGTCGTTGTTGTTATTGTAGCACTTACTACACCGTTTGGAAACAATATGTCTATATTCAAACATTGTGCGCTGTTATCTGGTACTATTACTTCTGGTATTATGCCACCGTCTGCAATTAGTTCTCTAAAGTCATTAATTAAAACTAAATCTACATCGCCTGTGTTTAGGTTGCTTTTCATTGATTCAATCATATATCGTTTATCACGAATTATTACACGATCATTTAATTGAAGTCCTGTTAATAAACTAATAGGTAAATTCGTCTTTACGTTGGTTCGTCTATTTTTTAGGTTGTATAGGTTGGTTAAATACGGTGCGTAATAAACACTAAACAAGGTGTTTGGTATTGGCTCTAATAAAAACGTACTTATATCTGCGTTAAAGTTTAGTGTAAAGTCGCTTGTGCCTAAACGTAAGTCTTGACCAAACGGTATGTATGTAGTCATATCAGTAACGCTGCTGCCGTCATTAAAACGCCATTGTGCGCTTGTAGTATCATACGCATACATTATCATAGGTTTTGGTATGTATGTTTGTATGTCGGTGTTTAATCTTTCGCCTATTTGCAAGTCCGTGTTTTCAAACTTTTGCATCATCATATTTTCAAAAGGCAAATCAATCTTATATTCGCCACCGTCATAATCATATAGTTGGCTCGTGTTTCCGTAGTCACGACCGCCTGTAATATCTCTAAACGCTTCGTTTGTTGCGCATTCGCTTTCTTGATATGAAAAGCTTATGTTTTTAAATAACTTAATACGATCAATCTTAGTGCTTTTAATATCGGTGTATTCTGTTATATCTACAATAGCACCTTTTTTATACCAATCGTCTAAAGGTTCTATTTGGTAAACGTCTTTAGCAGTTCCGTAGCACGTTAAATTAAACATCTGTAGAATCCCTTTGAAGAAGTCTACTATCTTTATATCTGGCAAATAATTTAATACGCTTAAAGTTGCTGTAGTTGAAACAGATGCCGTAGCCGTAAATTCATTACTAACTAAATCAGCACCACCACTATAAAAATAGGTTGCACTTTGCTTGTATTCTATAAGCATCGTGCCTGTCATTGGTGCAGTAGAACGAATAAAAAACTTGAATTCTATTGGTGTAATTAATACGTCATTACTGCGTTGAATTTGTAGTGAAGTACTTGAACTAACATCATAAGTCTGCGTTAAGCTTCCGTTTTCGTAAACATCAATAAACGCATCTACACCAGCCGTTGGATTGTTTAAAGATATATTTATAATATGTTTTGAATTTATAAAATTGCCACCAGCTGAAGTAACAGTTGGAAACGTAACAGATGGAACATATTGGGAAAGTGTTAAGGTGTCGTTATCTATACTAAAATAATCTGCCGCAGCTAAAGAGTTATTATTGTTTAATGGGTTCGTGCTTAGCGTAGATATGTCTATTAATAAGGGCTTTGAATTAAAAGTAAATGTTTCTGCGTTTTGACAATACAAATACGCCCTTCTGAATCTTTCGTTGTTTAGAAAGCTACCGTTAAAAGTTATTCCGTATTGTGTTTGTAATGCGTTGAATATTTGAAAAACTGCAAGTGCTGGAAATAACTCATTGTAAAGTATAGAACCACTCCCTGTGCTTGGTTTTATGTCCGTGCTTCCAGTATCGCCGTAAGTTAAGTTTCTTCCAACTATTAAAGGAAAACGTATTGTATGCTCAGTTGCATCGTCCGTTATTCTTTGGCTGACTTGTGCAAATGTGTACGACATATCCGTACTACTTAATGCAGTTATGTCTACAAGTTTAGATTCGCCAAACGTATCTTTTAAACTTGCTACGTCACCGTAAAAAGTAATCTGGTAAGAGTATGGTTCGTTATTTCGTACTTGCGTTTTTTCCAAGCTTATTTTACCCCTTCTAAATGTAGTTAGATCAATCTCTATTAATGCTTCACGTCTTACGTTAAAATCAATAGTTGCGTTTACGTCATTTTGGTAAAAGTGTTCAAATACTTGGTTATTGTTTGGAGTAGCTGGAACAGTAAAAGACTGACTAAAGTCTGTAAAAACAGCAGCGATGTCTTGCACATTTTGTTGTATAGATGTTACGTTAATTTGTTCGTCATCAAACAAATCTAATTTAACCCCCTCTATGTAAACAGATACACCTCTCATTACGTTACGTTGTTTATAAGATCAAAAGCAAAATCAAAGTCAAGTGTATAGTTCATAGTGCCGTCATTTAAACCTGTTTGCTTTACAAGTGATTGTGTTTTCACTTTAGCTGGTAAGGCATTCGTGTTTGTGTCAAAATCTAAAACGCTAATGTGTTCACTCAACATCAATTGTTGTATATATTCTGCGTAGCCGTCATTTACAAAACCACTATTTAGTTTGATACTTTCGTTTCCTGTCTTATTAAATTGCTTCATTTGTCCTCCATCACTTGTTGGGCTGTATGGCAAGGTCTGAGGGTTAAATTTATATTCGTTGCTTTTTATTGCTGTAGTTCTTTTGTTTACTTTAAACCAAAACATTCGTGACCAGCTTCCGTGCTTGTTTACAAAGTCTACTACAATAGGACTATACTTTGGTTCACATACAGGTTTGAACGTAGCAGTCCAAACTACATTTGAACTTGTATTGATCATTTCTACTTTATTACCGTGTGGAAGGTTTCCTGTATATACCCTTCCGAACACTTTAACACCAGCAGCGCTTATTGTAAATTCTTGTACGGATCCTGTGCTTAAATTTGTATATCTTATTTTTTCGCCCACATCTAAATCAGCATCAAAGCTTCCAGCAAGTGCGTTTCTTTGCGTTGTACTGAACGAACTATCGTAATGGTATAGATATGTACCTTCGTCTAAAAGAACATCTTGCTTGACCGTGTTTTGCCCTTCCATATATTCAGAGTAGCCGTTTACGAATTGTCCTGTATCAGTTCCTAAAAGTGTGTAAGTGCCACTCACGTTTTTGTATCTTTTTATTGCATAGTTTACAAGATAGTTTGTACTTGTTGCCGTGTCAAAAAAGTTTGCCGTGTCATAGTCATAACCACCCATTGTAAAATACTCCCTGACATAAGGCGAAACATTATAGTACGTCTTTACGTTGTTCGATGCTGGAATAAGTTTTTCAAGTGTGTATTGTGGGTTTGCTGGTTGGCTTCCTGTGTTCCATAAGAACAATTCTATTTTAGAACCTGTTTGTCCACTTTCAGAAATTTCTACTATAAACGGTGATCGTGCTAAATTCATTTATTAAGTCTTTTAAAGTTTTCGTCTGTTATTTGTGTAAATAGTTTTTCCATATCTAGTCCGTATTTTTCTACCAATTCTTGTGGCAGTCGCTTGTAGAATTTTTCAAATGGCTTTGTAAAAAACAAGCTTGGTTTTATACCTTTTGAATAAATACTTCGTGCTATTAAAAATGTAATTGATTTTCTAAAGCCAACAGAACTTATGCTGCGACCTGTAAACTTGCCTTTCTTTCTTGGTGCTAAACCTTTTCTTATAACCCATTTATCAAATGCTTTAGGTGGTGGCATTTTGTCCGTGTATTTGTAGTTGTCTAAACTGCGTCCACTTTTTTTACCTTTAACCCCTCTATCTTGATAAAAGCCGTAGTCTTCCATCTCGAAGCTAATCTGTATACTATTTTTAGATTCTTTAACAACACTATTTAAGCTTTTACTTAATTGCCCTGATGCTTGTATAGGATATTTTCTATTTAAGCCACTTGATAAGTTTCTTTTAGCTTCACGAATTACGTTATCTCTAAAGTCGTTTAATAAATCTTGTATGTTTTCAAATTCTGCCATTAGCAAATAGTCATCGAATTACTTACTAAAATATCTACCGTTAAAGTTGCACCAGCTAATTTGTTCTCAAATCGTTCTGTAAAAAATTCAGCACTTGGGTTGCCGTCTACTTGAAACGCATCGGTGTATAGTGTGCCACGTCTTAACAACTCATAACACCTGTTAAGAACTGCTAACTGTGTATTGATTATGTATAGTTCGTTATCGTTGCCTTCAAACTTACTTGTGGTTTCGTCTTTTGTTATGTCCACAATATCCATAGCTAAAATACTAATGTTGTATCTTATTACGTTTTCTTCAAAGGTTGCGCTATTTACGATCAAGTGAACCAATGGGAAAATGGTTTGCTTTGATAAATCCACTTCAAATATATCGCCTTGTGTAACGGTGTTTACTAATTCGTCTGCGTCAAAGTGTGCTTTTAGTTTGTCTATAATATCAAAATAATTCATAATATATATTATCTTCTCATTTGTTGTTTAAGTTCGTTTGCTTCGATTTGGTTTTTTTGTTTTTCGAAGGTAAGATAGGTGAGACATTTAGTAAGTCTGTAGCTTGTAACTTCGTCAAATCTGGTAATATCTCCTTTAGCAAGTGCATAGATTGAATTATACCATCCCCATTGTTTACTAAATTGTTGCCTTTCGCTGTACTGCTGGAAGTCATCGTCTTCAGTTCGTTCTGTAAATAATTGATTGTAAGATTCAGTAATTCGCTTCCTAAAGTCCAAAAAAAAACCGAACTACTAATTGCTACATCTAAAGGTGCAAACTTCATTAGGTCTTGCATATCTTCGTTTGGTTCGTAGTTTACAATCGTGTATGTGTTTCCGTGTTTTTCTTTGATTGGTCTATACATAACAGCCATCGCTTTGTGGTATGTTTTCCAATTTTGTAAATGGTGTTCTAAATCTACATACTCGCCAAACGTAATCTCATCGAGTTTTGGAATAAAACCGAACTCAATATTTTTAATTTTAAACTGCCGTATAAGCTTTGGCTTTTCGCTAAACACTTTTGTAAAGTGTGCAATTAGTTCGTTTAAGTGCTTCATCTTTATCTTGCCTACATCTTTTAAATCTATGCCACAGAATATTTGTATCATTTTTTGTGCAATAAATTCGTCATCGTTAGATGCTTCTTTCGTCTTTATAAATTGTTGATACCGTGATAAAGGTATTTCGCTTAATGATGTAGGTAGTAATAAATCTAACTTCATATATTAATAACTTATTTTTCGTGTTTTTGTAATAGTGCTATAAAATTGAATACGAACCATAGTTTTTGTTCATACCCAAAGTTTCCATTTCGTGATAACGGACGGCATCGATTGCGTGGTCGAAGTTGGCTATCGGTTTGTTTAGTCGTTTACCTGTTTTGTCGGTGTCCCAGCAGTAGCTTCTTAACTCTTTGATTAAGTTCGTGCTTTGTGATGTTACTAAATAGTCTTCACGCTGCATTACATCAATACCGTAGTTGATTGAATCCTTGCCTTTTGTTACACCTTTAATCGTTATGCCGTATCGTTGTATGTCGGCTATACTTTTTGGCTCGGCACTATCTGCATATACAGGTACGTTTTTAGGGAGTAGTTTTGCTATGTCG